GCTGCGGTACTCGTCGTTCACGCTGTACTGCAGGTCGATGAGCTTCTCCACCGTCGGCGTGATGAGCGAGCCACCGGTGGCGATGGTGCCCGAGCCGACGATGGCGGTCATGATGCCGTTGGGGCGACCCGAGCCCGAGCCAGCGACGAGGTCGGTGGCGATGACGCGGCCGAGCGCACGGCCGATGTTGCGGCCGAGGAAGCCCTCGATGTCGATGCCGGCGTCGGTGACGACCTCGGATGCCACGACCACCAGGGCGCCGTACTTGAAGGCGTCGAGGCGGGTACGGGCGAAGGTCGGATCGGTGCCGCCGATGGCGGTGCCCTGAGCGACGACGAGCGTGCCGATCGTGTGAGCGTTCACACGGGGCAGGTCGAGCGGCTCGCCCGAGGTGGTGTTGAGCTTGGTCGTCGGCGCACGGAAGATGCCGTTCGACGCCTCCATGTACTCGTACAGGGTGCGGGCCAGCGTGGTCGGCACGAGCGAACCGGACGAGCCGGTGTCCCATGCGAGGTCACGCAACTCGTACGCCGTGGCGCCCTGGCGGAGCAACTCGCGCTCCTTGGCGGCCGAGCGGATGTCGACCTCGAAGGCGACCTTCTCGCCACGCATGCAGGCGTCGAGGAACGAGCGCAGCTCGTTGACGGCCTGCTGCGGGGTAGCGACGCCCGGGTCGCTGCTGAACACGCGGGCCTGAGCCTCGCGCAACTGGGCGGCCTCGCTCTCGCGACGCTCGCGCATCACGTACTCACGGATCTCGGCGTCGAGCTCGTCGATCTCGGCGTCCATCCGCTCGATGCGGGCCTGCTCTTCGGCCGTGCGCTCACGGCCTGCGGTGTTGTCGAGTTCAGCCTTCTGAGCGTCCCACGCCCGCAGGCGCTTCTCGTTCAGCTTCTCGACGTGTGCACGAATGTCCATCGTGGTGGTTCCTTTCGGGAGGGTGTGCGACGTGCCCTGGTGGGCCGTCCAACGGGGTTGGGTGTCGCGACGGGTCTCGTCAGGTGCAGGTGCCTTGCGGCGGCGTGCGGCGTGGGGAGCGGGTCGCAGGTGCAGCGTCAGGTCAGCGCAGGGCGCAACAGACGCTTGCGCTCGAGCCGTTCCCGGTCCATCCGGTCACGGTCGGCGAAGGTGTCGACGGGTGGCTGCGGCAGACGGGCCTCGAAGAAGGCCAGTGCGCGACGCACCTCGTCGTCGGTCATCTCGGCATCGGTGAGCGATGCCAGCATCTCGTCGAAGGAACGCATCGACCCCGACGTGTACGGGTTCGCACCCTGCCACACGACCGACGCCTCAAACAGCTGGAGTTCCTTGATGGTGCGCTCGGTCATGTCGTCGTTCCACTTGTCTCGCGCCTTGGGCACGGTGAAGCCGATCGACATCTGGCGCATCTCGCCACGGGTGACGGCGCTGCGCAGGTTCTGCACGTCGCTGCGGGCCGGGTCAAGCTCGGCCGAGACACGCAGATCCGGGTCGGCCACAAGGCGCAGCGTGCCAGCCGAACGGGTGGCGAGCGGAATGCCCTTGTGATCGTGGTTGATGAACAGCGCCACGTCGGCCTTGGAGTCGCGCAGCGTCTTGGTGAAGGCGCCGGCGGCGATCGTCTCGGTGAACGTGCCGAACATGTCGTGCACCGTGTAGGGCGCATCGACGACCGATGCCACGCCCTCAAAGGTGTAGCCGTTGTCGCCGCCCTCGCGGAACTCGAAGTCGGTCAGGTCGTAGTGCCGGATCTGGCGGCCAGTGCCGCGTTCGTCGATCATCATGTGAGCACCTCCTCAGGTGAGTAGCAGGAGCGAGGCGAGGATTGCCTCTAGTTCTTCGTCGACGGTGCGACGGCGGGGGCTGCCGGCGATGCCGACATACGTGCGGCTACCGCTGCCGGGATCGTCTTGCGGCGGCTCAGGCGGGGTGCCGGTGGACTGCAGCAGCGTGAGCAGCACGGCCGCTCCTCTCGACTACAGCGCCTCGAGCATGGCGATGGTGTCCTCGGTGGCGGCGATCTCTGCGTCGGCGGCGGCGATAGCTGACGTGTCACCGAGGCGCTCCGCTTCGGCCCGTAGCACCGTCTGCCGGGCGACCCACGTACGGGCCTGGCGGATGAGGTCGTCGACGGTCATCAGATGACCATCGCCCGAAGCATGACGGTGGACGTGTTCAGCACCATGTAGACGTAGTCGATTTCGGTGGCGCCGTCGGTGTAGTAGACGTCGAAGCTCGTGTCGCCAGCGATGGCTGCGCCCTGGGTGTAGGTCATCGTCGACCAGCCGTCCTGCTCGCTGGTCACGACGTTGTGCCGGAACCATCGGCCGGTCGCGTCCTTCTGCACGTAGATGGCGTTATTGCGGTAGACGTACTTCGTGCCAGCGCCGAACACCTCGGTCGCCGGGGCGTACGTCAGGGCGCTGCCCCAGGTGTTCGCGGCGATGTCGTAGCGGTCGAGCACGGCGCCAGCGCCACCACGGAACGAGTAGATGTACCGGCCGTTCAGGATGGCCGACTCACTCGTCCACGCTGCGTCGGTGGCTTTCCAGATCCAGTGCCCGGACATGCCGACTGCCGGAGCGCCAGCACGGGCGGCGGTCGGTGAAAGCGTCGTCCATGTGCCTGCCGAGATGCTGTAGCGGAACAGCGTCACCGCCGCCGAGCCCATGTAGTAGATGAAGTCGTCGTTGCCCTCGATCGAGTAGACCGAGGTGGCGTCAGGTGCCGTCGTCCATGCCGCCGAGGTGGTCAGCACCGTGCCGGTGTTGCTGGCGATGGTGCGGATCTGGCCTGCGCCAGTGCCCGAGACGATGCGGACCTGGGAGTTCGCCCACTGGTTCGTTGTCCAGGTCTTTGCCGAGTTCGTCAGCGTCGACGCACCACCTGCCGTGGCGGTGCCGGTGGCGAACGCTGCATATCCCTCGCCCTGCCACGACGATGTCGCGATCAACTTGGAGTCGGTGCCGATCACGGCCGCTGGAGCGACGCCGTCGGTGGCGCCCGTCTCGGCGGCGGTCCAGGTGTTCAGGGCGAAGTCGTAGAACTTGAACAGGTTGGCCGTAGTGGTGCCCGACGCCGTTACGGCGTTGAGCACGTACCAGCGAGGCGTCAGGAGTCGGTACGTGGTCGAGGCGGAGAACGCCGACGCCTGTACCGGAACAGTGATGACGGCGTTCGTGCCGACCGTGTTGCTGCTGATCGCCAGCGTCGCGCCAGCGTTCGGGCCGCCGGTGATGTGGATGCTGTAGCCGCGCAGGTCACGGGCCAGGGTGAGGTTCGTTGTGATCGTCGAGGTCGTGCCAGCGGTCGCCGTACCGCTCGGGCCAACCGACGTGGCCGTGCCGCACGCACCGACGGCGAATGTGCCAGCGAGAGCGCCCGACGGGATCTGCACCCATGCGTCTTCTTGCGCCGAGTAGAGGTACTGGACCGTTGCCGACACGACGTACAACTGCTGTTGCCGGTAGTCGTGCGACGACGCGATGAACGAGCCCGCCACGGTCGCCGTGGGGGCAGGAGTGCAGAACTCCCACCGCTTCAGGTCGAGAATCTTGCGGTTTCCGTTGGTCGTGGTCATCTCAGGTCACGCTCACGTTTCTGCGGAGGCTGTCAGCGCCGAGGCGCATCAGCGCCGGGATCTGCTCAAATGCCGGGTTACCGCCGACCTGCGTCTGGTTTGTCATCGTGCTGACCGTCGTCACCGTGCCGACCGTGGTGATCGTCGCCAACGTCAGAGAGCCAGTGATGGCATCCACCACGACACGCAGACGGCCAGCCACATCAGGCATCGACTGGCCAATGGAGCGGCTGAGTGACTGCACCGCCATGCGCATCGCCTCAAGCGCCTCGACGACCTCGCCCTGCGTGAGCGCCACCGGCATCGGGTTGGCCGCCGACACATCGACGGCAACACCGTCGTCACCGATGCCGAGCTTGACGCGCTGATGAAGCACGCCGCCGATCTCGTCGGCGGCGACGGTTGCGCCTGACCCTGGGGTGTAGCCAACGTTGTCGGCCATCAGTTCGTCACCTTTTTGGCGCCGACGATGCGGCCCGACGGGTCACGCGTGAACGTGATGGACTCGTCGCCGGAATCCGGCGGCTGCACGTAGACGATCGGCGGCGGCTGCGTCGGGACGTTCACCGTCAGATCGGTTGGAGGGACGTTCACGGTCACGGGCATCGGTTCCACGTTCACCGTCATCTCGGTCGGCGGGACGTTCACCGTCACCGGCGTCGGCTCGACGTTGACCGTCACCTGTGCCGGCTGGATGTTCACGATCGGCGCCGGGATGACGAGATCCTGGCGCATGTCCACCTGCGATGCGGGCACGATCTGCCGTGCGGGCATCACGGAACGCAGCGCCTCGTCGTCGTCGTTGTCGTCGGGCACGTCGGGGACGTCGGGCGTGTCCTCCATCGGCGGCAGGTCTTCCCAGTCGCGCGCCTCGTTCGGCTCCAAGAACCCGGCGCCGATGCCGACGGCGTAGGCGGCGTAACGGGTCTGCAGGTCACCACGGAGCAGGGCGCCAAGGTTGAACTTGACGTACCGAGGCTGCGCCAGCAGGTCGGACAGCGCCTTCTCCAGTCGCACAATCCACGGCAGCAACGTCACCCGGACGAAGCGGGTGTTTCGCTGCTCAAGGTTGGCGTAGGTCAGCGAGGAACCTTCGATGCCGATGCCGAGCTCGGTCGGGTCGATCATGAACATCTGCCCGGCGATCTCGGCCGACGTGAACTTGCGGGTGGCCAAGAACTGCGCCTGCTCGTTGGTGACGCCGGTCGGCTTCCACACGGCGCCCTCTTGCAGCACGCCGGGCAGGCCGCGGCCGCCCTCACGGCGACGACGGCGCCACTGGTCGGCGATGGCCTTGAGTGTGTCGGACTGTGCGCTGCCGGGCATCTCGATGACGCCGGGCATGTTGCCCTCGCCCTCGAAGTAGCCGGTGCCGAACTTGACGGCGGCCAGGCCGAGCCCGATTGACTGGCGGGCGTACTCGACCGGCGACAGGCCGACGTCGGAACCCGGCAGCATCAGCCCCTTGAGGTGGAGCATCTCGGCGTCGACTCGTTGGCCGTTCACCATGTAGGCCAGGCGGCCGCGATCACGAGTCACCCGCACCTTTGACGGGTCGAGCGGAATCAGTTCGACGATGGCGCCGACCTCGTTGCGCTGCACGACGACGTAGGCGTTGC